CACGACTGCTGGTGATGGCGACTTCGTGTCGCTGAAGAACTTCGCGCGTCTCACGATCGTCATCAGCGTGCTCAACGCGACCACCGTCACTGGCGGTGCCGTCACGCTGATCCAGGCGACCGAAGTCGCGGGCTCCACCACGGCTGCGCTGGCCTTCACCAAGGCCTACCGCAACATCGACTGCGCCGCCGGCGATACTCTCGCAGAGTTCACCGTGTCGAACAACACGTTCACGACCGATACGACCAACAGCAAGCAGCTGATGTACGTCATCGAGATCAACGCCGAAGACCTCGACATCAACAACAACTACGACTGCGTTCGTGTTGACGTTGCGTCGATGGCCAACGCCGTCGGCTCGGTGCTCTACATTCTGTCGGGCGCGCGTGAAAAACCGCCGCTTGCGCTGGCGGCCATCACCAACTGATGTCAACCTGGCGCCGCTGCTTAGTGTGGCGGCGCCTTTGAGGAAGTGAACATGCGACCAACGATGAAAGTGAAATTCGTCGCTGACGCCGAACTCAAGCACGGTGACGGTACCGTTGAGTTCTCGGCGAAAGCCGGCGACATACTCGACCTGGCTGATGACGTTGCGCAGCGCTGGATGAAGCGCAACAAGTGCGTGCTTTACACGCAGGTCGACGAGATGGTTGATCTCGATCTCGAGATCGCCAAGGAAGAGGAAGAGAAGAAGGCTGAAGACGAACCGCTCGTCGAGCCGAAGCCGAAGGCCAAGAAATGAATCCGACGGTGACGTCAGCGCCGACAGAAGTCGGCATCGATCTCGAGGAGCTCAAAGCTCAGTTGTCGATCACGGGCTCGACGGATGATGCGCGCCTGATGCGAGTCGCTGCTGCGGCGTTGACGTTCACCGAGCGGTATCTCAACCGAACGCTTCTGACTCGTTCGTACCTGTATACGCTCAACAGCTTCACGTGCATCCTGCGTGGCGAGCTCGATGATTTCTGGTATGAGCCAGCGGCGATGCACAGCCGGCTCACGCCGGTCATCACGTTGCCGTATCCGCCGTTGCGCTCGGTGGCAAGCGTGAAGTACTACGACGAGGCGGGAGTTCTTCAAACAATTTCGGCGAGCAACTATCAAGTCGATGCCCGCCGCGAACCTGGCGTAGTCGCGCCGGTGTACGGTTTCAGCTGGCCGTCGCCAAAGACAATGCTCAATGCAGTGGAGATCGAGTACTCAGCCGGATACGGCGATGCGTTCTCTACGCTGCCCGATGACTTGCGCCACGGCGTGATGATGCTCATCGGTCACTTGAATGAAAACCGCGAGACGACTACTCCGCTCTCGCTCGCTGATGTTCCGTTTGGCTTTGACGACTTAGTGGCTGGTTACAAGACTGGGAGTTTTTGACATGACTGTTCAAGCAATTTCCGTCGCGTCGGTCGAGAGTGTGCCGCTCGGCTTCGATGATTTGGTGGTACGCTAACAAGACTGGGAGTTTTTAATATGGCCAATCTGAAGTATGCCGGCAAGTATTCGCCGGATGGGATTCAAGATTTTGAAGACGGTGCTGCGCGCGTGGTGCCGGTCACCGCGATCGGCGACGCCAGCCTTGCGTGCTTGATTGCGAAGACGTCGGCGCCTGGCGTGAGTGACATCCTCACCAGTGAGACTGGCTTCAAGATGATTGAGGCTGCGCTCGCTGGCGCAGTCGCTGCAGGTTCCACCGACGCCTTCACTGAGATGGTTGCCGTTGCTGTCAGCGTTGCGGCAAACGATTACGTCGGCGTTGCTGCGCTGTTGGCCACTGCGGTCACTGAGTTCGACTCGAGCCCAAGCTCGCCGCCAGTGCTGATCCCCAACTGCAGGCTGCTGCGTACGATCGACGACATTGTCTCATTCTTCTGGGACGGCACCACAACTATCAAGACGGTAGGAGTGCGCGCGGTAGGCAACACGCCTGGTCAGGTCAACGTCGCGGTCACGGTGGTCGAGTAATGGCTACCAGGCACGCACCTCAAAGACTGCGCCGAGCGGTCTTGTTGCCCGAGGACATCGCTGATCGGATCTTGGATTTCGATCCGGCCGATGAGTCTTCGGTGTGGGCCGATACTGCCGGCACCGTTCCGGCAGAAGTCGGCGACGGCGTCGCTGCGATGGACTGTCTCGTATCGGGCATGCGTATCACACAAGCGACGGCGGGCAATCGCTTCGCTCTTGAAGCGGAGGGTTCTTACCGCAGGCTCGGACAGCCTGACGCAACGACCAGGTTCCTCACTGCGACGTCGCTGCCGGCTGCGCTGGTGGCAAAACTCAAAGCGCCGACGACGATCAGTTGGTGGGTGCGCCCCGACGCTGAGCCTGTCGCGGGAAACCCCAACTATCAATGGGAGTTCTATAACACGGCTGAGGCCGGCATCCACATGAACTTCCAATATCAAGATCCGAATGACGCGTCTGGTCACAAGAGGTTTGCCTACAGTCGCAGGCGCGCAGATACTACCGGCATCAGCTCGATGTTTGAGCGTGTCGACGATGCGATCTATCCGACCGCTGACGTAGGCGCGTGGGTGATGATCACCATCGTCAATGAAGGCGACCCCATCGACTTGCGCGTGCGTGGCTACGTCAACGGTGTGCAGTACGACATCCTCACCGGCATCGCAGCGTTCTACGCCGGGCTGACTACCAACGCTGCTTTCTGGCTGGGCTGTCGCAACGTCACTGGCAACTTCGCCAACGCGCGGTTCCGTAGGTTCACGATATGGGAACGCTCGTTGTCTGCGAATGAGATCTACTCTATGTTTCGCACGACTCGCGACGAGTGGGAGCTGTCGTGATACGCCTTCTTCACTCACCAAATTGGAAGTGCGCGAACGGCTATCTCGAGTTGTTTGTTGAAAGTCCGAGCAACGAGTTCATCACGTTCGCCAAGTTCGATGCGACTTCGGTCGGTGTGTCTGCTGGCGCTGGTAAGGTGGTGGTTGCGAACCGTGACGGCTCGTCGCCGCTAATACTCCCGCCTGCGGTACGCGTCACTACTTCGCTCTACGGTGCCTTCCAACAATGGTTGGGCGGCGCGGTAGATTTTCTTGTTTTCGCTGATCAGCCGAATCGCACAGAGAACGTCGGCCAGGGATACGTGTTTACTCCGCAAGGTGAGCAGGTTGCCGTGTTCGACGGAATACCGCGATGCGCCAATCCGGCAGACGACCGTCGCGTGGTCTACTCTGCGCACGAGTCAATGCACGTGACTGAGACACGTGGTCACGTGTGGATCCGTGACGTGTGGACCAATGAGGTGGAGGTCGCGGCGACGATTCAAGACGCCATCGACTATTACGGCGCAGAGGCTGAGCTGCCTACGTCCTGGGATGACATCTATAGCAAACATCCGAAGTGGTCGCCCGATGGAAAGAAGATCGTCTTCAGCTTCGGGCACGATCCTGACACCACGCTGTGGCGCAAGTTGTTTTGTATACGCCTCGACAAAGGTGGCGCGCTAGAGTTTATCTGCGATTACGAGATCGGGCACCATCACGTCTGGCATCCTAATAGCCAGGAAGTCGTGATGGTCGTCCCTGGCTCGCCGTCAAAGGTCTCGGCCATCGACATCGACTCACTCGCCTGGCGTGACCTGGTGGCAAACGTCAACGGTATGAGCACGCACTGCGCCATCAGCCCTGACGGCTTGTATATAGCGAGCGATACGTCTGCCGCTACGGGACCCGTGATCATCAACAAGATCGACGGTGTCGCGCCGGCGAGCTCACGCAGGATCTACACCAACTCAGCTCTTGATACTGACGCAAGTCTGCACTGCCATACTCAATGGTCACGCGATAGCAAGTCACTTTTCTTCGCCGCGGAGAATCATCGCATCTATGAGTGGTTCCCAGGCAAGCAAGCTTTCGCGTTGAGGTACTGAACAATGCATTCAGGGCAGATACTGAGTGGACAGCCGGATGTCTCGATGACATTGCCGGCATTGTCACCTCTTCACGATGCGAGCGACGATTTCGCGAGCGAGTTCGGAGATCAGCGATGAGAGCTGGCGCACTCGATTCGTTTGTCACCGTGCAGACGAAGACCAACACACGTGACGCGATGGGCGGTGCGATTGCAGCATGGACTACGTTCGCCGAAGTGTGGGCGGAGATACGTCCCGCGTCCGGGCGCGAGCGATTCCTCAGTGCGCAGCTCATGCCTGAAGCTACGTACAAGTGTCGCATGCGCTACCTCGAAGGCATCCGCCCATCGATGCGAATCTCATTCGACGACGAGGTGTATGAAATTCTCTACGTGAGTCACGACTCGAAGCGCCGTGAAACCATGCTCGATCTCAAGACTGGAGTTCGCAATGACTAAGCTATTTGCGCTCGTTCTACTCGTCGCGTTTTCGTTTGGAACGTGGGCGACTGGCAAGGATGATCAGTTGTGAATGAAGTCAAGGTTGAAGGTCTCAAGGAGCTCAACGATCGACTCACGCAGCTCCCGAACAAGCTCGCGAAGAAGGTGATCAATAAGGCTATGCGCGCCGGCGCTCGAATCATCCGTGATCGCGCGAAGGCATTAGCGCCAGTCCGCACCGGGGCAATCAAACGCAACATCGGAGTGAAGCGTGGCCAACGTCGCTACGATGGAGATCTCGAAGCGCGGCTCATCATCGGTGTGCTGCATGGCAAGGTGAAAGAGCAAGGGTCGACCATCAGACTCAAAGACGGTGGCTTCAAAGTAAAGAAGCTGACGGCCTATGACAAGCGCAAGGAAGATCCGTACTACTTCCGCTTCCAGGAAAAGGGCTACACGCAGCGCGACGGCGTGAAGGTTCCCGGTAAGAAGTTCTTGCTGAATGCGCTCGAGCAGAGTGGTCAGCGCGCTGCTAACAAGGTGCGAGATGTTGCTCGCAGTGA